GATCGCAGCTTGACGAATGATGTCTTCGTACCGCTTCCCCTTGAGAGCCCCGGCAGCGTTCGCGACCGCGATGGAGTTGCACAGGTCAATTAGCAGGGCTGCGTCATACCCCTTGACGGCTGCGGGCGGGATGCCAGCCACCCCGCTATCCCATTGAAATGCAATGGGGTTTTTGAGTTTTTGAGCTGTCTCGGCCACCACGTACGGTGCCATGGCTTGGCTGCTGATGAACCTCTCCAACACGTTGCCACGCTTGGATAGCCCAAGCGCTCTCGCCATGCCGGTCTGGCTGATGACTGCAGTCTTTGTTGGATCGTTCAGCACGTAGCACTCAACGTCGATGCCGAGCTCATTTTGGAAGTTGCCCTTGTGCGTCGCAGCAAGAGCTTTCTTCCAGCGAGCCGCAGCGCCCTTCGCCGCCCGCAACTTCCGCTCTTCAGGAGTCAACTTTTCGGCCAAAGCAATCGCGCCTTTTGCGCGGCCCGTAGCGGGCGCCTTCGAATCAGTCATTGCAAGCATCCTTGCGAGTTGATGTGCTTGCATTGTGATGCAGGCATCGGCACAATGCAAGCACACGACGAAATTAGATGCTTGCAATGAACCGCCTCACCACCCAAGACCGCGCCCGCATCCTCAGCGTCCTGGCTGAAGGTGCAGGCGTCAATGCTGCCTGCCGCATCACTGGCGCCAGCAAGAACACGGTTCTGAAGCTCATCGCTGACGTGGGCCGCGCCTGTGCCCTCTACCAAGACCAGCGCTTTCGCAACCTGACTTGCAAGCGCATTGAGTGCGACGAAATCTGGTCGTTCGTCGGCGCGAAGGCCAAGAACGTGACCGAGGATCACCCTGACGGCTACGGCGACTGCTACACGTTCACGGCCATCGACCCCGACACCAAGCTGATGCCCTGCTGGCTTGTCGGCGTGCGCAACAAGCAATGCACCAACGACTTCATGGAAGACCTGGCATCCCGCCTGGTCAACCGCGTGCAGCTCACCACCGATGGCCTGCACACCTACCCCGAAGCCGTGGACCGCGCCTTTCACGGCAACGTCGATTACGGCATCCTGAACAAGACCTATGAGAACGAGGGCAAGGGCCAGAAGGAAGCGAAGCGCCGCTACAGCCCGTCCAACCTGCAGAGCACGACCAAGATCGTCGGCGTGGGCAAGCCGAACCTTGACCTGATCTCGACCTCACTCGTTGAGCGCGCCAACTTGTCCATGCGCATGGGCATGCGTCGCTTCACCCGCCTGACCAATGCCTTCTCCAAGAAGCTGGAGAACCACATGCACGCCATCAGCTTCTACTTCATGGTCTACAACTTCGTGAAGGTGCATTCGTCGGTGCGCTGCAGCCCCGCGATGGCGGCCGGCGTGACCGACACGCTCTGGACGATGGAGGACATCGTTTTGATGGCCGACACCATGGGCGACGAAGTTGTAACCGGCGCTCAGTCAGACTGAACCATGACCGATCACTCTTGCCGCTTGACATGCGAAATCCCCGTTTCATAATCCCCGCGCGGTCCAACCGAAAAGGGATCGCATGAGCATTGAGGAACGGTACGCTAAGGCAATCCACACCAGCCACCTCGAAGTAGAGGAAGCGCCTGGCGATGCGGATATGGTCATCGCCGCAGGCATGTCCGAATCGCTGGGCGTGATGATGGCAAGGCTGAAGGCAGAGTGGGATGCCTCAGCTGGCGAGGTGGCGCTTTTCACGCGTAACACAAAGCGGCTCGGTGATGCGCGTGCGGCGGCAGTTGAAGCCGCGAAGCAGAAGGGCGCCAATCCGTTCGATGTGGCCGCATTTGACCGCGATGCAGAGCGCGAACTACTGACGGCCCGCGCCCTGATCCTCATGAACCTCCGCAGCCTCGCGCCGGCCAAGCAATCAATTTTCGACTTCGCCACCAAGCAGGCCGCAGGGAAGGGCGTCACGGACGGCGCCAGCAAGGCCCGCACAGAGCTTCAGGCGCTCACTGCCAAGCTCGGCGAGCAGATGAACAAGGAAGACCGCGCCCAACTCATAAAAGACCACGGAGCGAAGTGCCGGGAAGTGTCGGACATCGCTGCTGCTCACTCCAGGCGCATGGCCGCCCTTGTTGGCTGCGTGCTGGATGTGTGGCTGGACAAACTTTGCCATCGCTGTGACGGCCGGGGCTTCACTGGCGGCTACGGCACGCCGCGCATCGGCTGCAAGCACTGCCGCGAAACCGGCAGCCGCCGTCAGTCCCAATTGAGCGACCGAGCAAGCGAGCACCAGTTCGGCCTGTGGCTCTTGAACGTGCTCGATTCAAAGTGCAATTCATCAATGGCCCAGGTGAGCAGGAAGACGAGGAGGATTGAATGAAGGCCGAACCTACCCAAGCGAGGCTTAGGGAACTTCTGGTGTATGACGCCGAAACGGGGCTGACGAGGATGAGATGTAAACAAGCACAAGAGTCTCTATAAATCGCTTGACACAAATATTTTTTGTTTCATAATCCTCGCCCAACAAAGGAGCGAGCCCCGCCGCCAAACGGCATGATCTTCTGGCCTAGTGCCTACATCCAGCGTCCGTGACGCTCAAGCCCGGCAAGACCGGCAAACACTGGATGGATCAGCTCGCCCCTACACAAGCCCGCTACTTAGCGGGCTTTCTGCTTTCTGGAGCACACCATGCACTATCGCAACGGCCGAGAGGCCAAGAACGGCGACAAGATCATTCGGCTCAGTGGCGGCAGGATCGACGCATTTGGCTGGCTGGTGGACGCCGTGCCGGGCAACGACTATTGCAACGGCTCAATCATCGACAAGCGCGGCGTGGTGGACTACGCCTGCTTGTGCGACTGTCTGCACGTCGATGACGTTGCTGAACTGCTGGCCGCGCAAGGCCTGGCGGCGCGCCCGCCGGGAAAGTAAGCCCCGACAGCCGGGAAAGACCGGCGCCTTCGCGCTTGATGGTTGGTTGCCTGAGTGCTCAACGGTGACGCAGCTACAGCACTTCCGTCCTGCTGCAAGGAATACGGCGGTGCACTTGGGTTCAAAACCCGCACCAGCCATCAATCGCGAGGGTGAACTCCCTGCGCCGCTGAATGTGAAACATGAGACCTTCCCCGCTCGCTGTGCGGCCAAGGGACGGCACTGAACAGCAATGCATAGCAACACCCTCACCCAAGGAGGCGCAATGGCTTGTTTCGGCTGCAATGACCGCCCTAGCGGCTGCCAGTACTGCCGGCCGCCGTTGTTTGTGCATCTGATCTCGCGGGCTTAACGGCCGCTCCAGAACGCCCGAGCCCCGAACGCTCGACACCGCCACGACGTAAAAGCGAGGCAGTAACGGGCTCGGGCACCCAGAAAAGCGCCGATTCATCCACTCAGCTGAAAGTGGCCGCCCGGGCGCCAATACGGGCGGAAGTTCCCCCGGGGCTCACTTCCCGGGGCAAGAAGCAGCGCAAGTGAATGGGCAGAGCCCAGGCCGCAAGGCTAGTCCTATGGGCTTCTAGTCCGCATGAGGAGACGGACATGGGTAGACCTTCAAAGCTCAGCGAAAAGCAGTGGGCGCAGCTTGAGAGCAGGCTCCTGAAGGGTGAGAAGGCGAAAGACCTGTCACGCGAGTACAAGGTATCGCCAGCCGTCATAAGTCGTCGGTTTGCGAATTCCGCAAAGACGATAAAAGACGTTGCAAATCAAGTAGTTGCGGCTGACGCTGCATTGAAGTCGCTTCCGGTTTCGCAACAGGCAATCGCAATTTCACTTATTGACGAACTGAAGGCGATCAGCATGCACTTGGCTGGCGCCGGCAAGTACGGAGCGGCCACATCGCACCGCCTATCGGGCATCGCTCACGCAAAAGTGCAAGAGATCGACGATGCGACGCCGCTGACCGCCGAGAGCCTTGAGGCGCTGAAGGGCGTAGCAGTGCTCACTAAGCTGGCGAATGACTCTGCGGTGATCCCGATGGGCTTGCTGGCCGCCAACAAGGAGATGGTCAAGGAGGCCAACTCTGGCGCGCAGTCGGAGCCCGGTCAACTGCTCGCGGAGCTGGTCCAGCACCTGCCTGACTGATGGCTGTCAGCCTGCGCACTCAGCGCGAGTTGGCTCGCTGGTATCCGCTGGTAGAGCATCCGATTCAAAGGGCGCTGGTTGAGGCAGTCGGCAACGGCATTCGCTTCCCGGTTGTGCCTGCTGGCCGACGCTCAGGCAAGACGGAGCGAGCCAAACGCTTCTTGGCTAAGCAGGCGATGAAGAACCCGGGCAAGCGCTTCTTTGCTGCTGCGCCGACCCGGGATCAGGTCAAGAAAATCTACTGGCAGGACTTGAAGCTGCTCACGTTGAGCAGCCTGCACGACAAGGCGCCAAGCGAGTCCGAGCTGATCATCCACCTGCCCAACGGTGCCGAGATTCATCTGATTGGCCTAGACCGGCCTGAGCGCATCGAGGGCGTGCTGTGGCACGGCGGTGTGATCGACGAGATCGCGGATCTGCGTTACGGCGATGTGGCGTGGAAAGAGAACATTCTCCCGGCCCTGAGCACGTTCAACCCAGCTGAACCAGACTACCGCGCCTGGTGCTGGCTGATCGGCGTGCCGGATGGCCTGGGCCACTACTACGACCTGGCCAAGTACGCCGAGGCCGGGAACGATCCTGACTGGGCCTGCTTCCATTGGAAGTCGGCCGAGATCCTGCCGCCTGATGTGATCGCCGCGGCCAAGCGCACGATGAGCGCTCGACAGTTCCGGCAGGAATACGAGGCTGCCTTTGAAGGCGCGACCGGCCGAATCTACGAGGACTACAGTAAAGAAAATCACACTGATGCGCGCATCGAGCCGCATGAGCAGTTGCTGTGGATGCACGATCAAAACTTCACCCCGCTGTCATCGGCGGTGGGCGTTCGGCGCGGTGAATCTCTCTACCTGCTGGATGAGATCGTTCTAACCAGCGCGGTATCGAAGCAATCGGCCGCCGAGTTCGTGGAGAAGTTCAAGGATCACAAGAACAAGAACGTGCTGATCTACGGCGACCCAGCAGGGCAGGCCGGCGAGAAGCACGGCCACGCATCGGACTACACCGACATTGAGGGTGTGCTGAAGGCTCACGGCTGGGACTACATCCGCAAGGTGAAGCCCGCACATCCGGCCATCAAAGACCGTCAGAACGCAGTGCGCGCCAAGATCTGCACAGCAGATGGTGCGCGTTCGCTGTTCGTGAATCCAATCACCGCCACGTGGTGCGACAAAGGCCTTGCAACGGTCCAGCTTCAGGAAGGCTCGACCTTCCAAGAAGACCAGAAGAACAAGTACCAGCACATCACGACAGCCATCGGCTATTGCGTGGATCGTGAATGGCCGGTGCTGAAAGACCCCATGACCATCAAGATGCGATCCGCCACCAACACCCGATGACCAAAACAAATCCTTCCTACAGCCGGATTCCGCCAGAAGCGGCCGAGCGGTGGGAGATGGTGCGCCGTGTCTGCCGTGGTGCGCAGGCGGTCAAGGGTGGCGGATTCCTGCCCTACCTGAACGCGCAGGATGAAAGCGACGAGAACAAGGCCCGCAACGAGGCCTATATAGATCGCGCCGTGTTTTACAACGTCACCGGTCGAACTCGTGATGGGCTGCTGGGCCTGGCGTTTCGACGCGACCCCGGCACCGATCAGCTGCCCGAAAAACTGAAATACCTGCTGCAAAACGCAGACGGCAACGGCAGCAGCATCTACCAGCAGAGTCAGGCGGCAGTGGTATCGGTGCTGGAGACCGGCAGGCATGGCCTGCTGGTGGACTACAGCGAGAGCCTGAGCAAGCCACTCATCAAGGCCTACCAAGCCGAGGACATCATCAACTGGCGCACCGAGATCGTGGGCAGCGAGACTCACCTCACGCTGTTGGTGCTCCATGAAATCCATGAAGAGGCGACCGGCTACGAAACGATCTGCGTTGACCAGTGGCGCGAATATGTGCTGGCCGATGGCGTGGTGACTGCGAGGCTCTGGCGCAAGTCGGGCGCAAACATCGCGCAAATGGGCCAGGATGTCATCCTCAAGTCCAGCCGCGGCAACCTACCAGCCATTCCGTTTGTGTTCATCGGTGCCCAGAACAATGACGAGAGCATCGATGAGGCTCCGCTGTTTGATCTGGCGCACCTGAACGTGGCGCACTATCGTAACTCCGCCGACTACGAAGACTCCGTGTTTTTCGCTGGCCAGGCTCAACCTTGGATCTCTGGACTAACGGAGGAGTGGCGTGACCATCTTGAGAAGTCCGGCATCTATGTCGGCTCGCGCTCACCGATCCCTTTACCAGTAAATGGCGCCTTCGGCTTCGCCCAGGTTCAGCCGAACACGCTGGCTAAAGAGGCGATGGACCAGAAGGAAGCGCAAATGTCCGCGCTTGGCGCGCAGCTGCTGGAGAATTCCAAAGCAGCCAAAACCGCGACGCAGGACGATAACGAGAAAGAGGCTACCACCTCGGTACTTTCAACCGTCATTGGCAACGTGTCCGAGGCCTATCACCGAGCCTTCGTTTTCTGCGGCCAGTTCCTGGGCCAAGAGTTCAGCCCGCCCGCACAGTACAAGATCAATCAGGATTTCGTGCGCATGACAGCCGATCCGCAGATGATCACGGCAATCGTGGATAGTTGGCAGAAGGGCGCCTATGCCAAGGTTGACGCTCGCGCATTCCTGCGCCGCATCAACGTGATCCCCGCCGACAGGACGGATGCGCAGATCGACGCCGATGCAGAGGCCGAAGGGCCGGCGCTTGGCAGCATGACGGGCGGCGCTGGTGCCAACGGCAAATGAGCGCCTTCTCGATGAGGCCGTTCACCACGCGATAGACCTGCAGGGCTATTCGAACGGAGTTGTACGGCGCCTCATTGCGCTGATAAACCGAGTCGATGCCGACCTGTTCACGCAGCTTCAGCTCAGCCTGGACCAGATGGGCGCCGAGTCGTTCACGGTACAACGGCTGGAGGGCTTGCTGATCTCGGTACGCTCGCTGAATCGCCAGCTGTACGAACAAATGGCCCGCGAGTTGACCGACGATCTGCGCGGCCTGACGGGCATGGAATTGGCTTACCAGAAGCAGATGTTTGAATCGGTGCTTCCGGTGCAAGTTCCGCTGGCTCAGGTGGCGCAAGAGCAGGTTTACGCGGCGGCGATGAGTCGGCCCTTCCAGGGACGCTTGCTCTCAGAATGGGCCTCAAACATCGAAGCCGACCGCATGGCGCGCATTCGTGACTCGCTGCGCATTGGCTACGTGGAAGGCAAGACGGTCCCGCAGATGGTCCGCGAGATCCGCGGCACGAAGGCACAGGGCTACGCAGACGGCATCATCGAGATCGATCGCAGGCATGCTGAAAGCGTGGTGCGAACTGCCATCAGCCACACAGCCGGCGTGGCGCGCGACAACTTCCTGGCGGCAAATGCTGATCTGGTGAAGGCGATCACTTGGGTGGCAACCTTGGACGGCCGCACATCGCAAACCTGCCGCATCCGTGACGGCAAGCAGTACAGCGCTGACGACAAGCACAATCCGATTGGGCACTCGCTGCCGTGGCTCGGCGGGCCTGGTCGGGCGCATTGGAATTGCCGATCGACGCAGGTTCCGGTGCTCAAGAGCTGGAAGGAGCTTGGCTCAGACATCAATGCCGAGTTCACTCCAGCCCAGCGCGCAAGTATGGATGGGGCCGTACCGGCAGAAACGACCTACAGCGACTGGCTGAACAAGCAGAGCAAGGCCAGGCAGGAAGAAATCCTCGGCCCGGTTCGCGCCAAGTTGCTGCGCGAGGGTGGGCTGAAGGTGGAGCAGTTCTCAAACGACAAGGGCCGATTCCTGACGCTGGAGCAGCTGCGCGAGCGCAACGCTTCGGCATTCAAGAGGGCGGGCTTATAGTTGGCGGATGCCTCTAGAGCTCGTCCCCGCGACACCAAAGCCTGAGAAGACCAAGCGCCAGAAGATCCTGGCCCGCGCCGCTTCAGTCCTGCCGCCTCAGATGATCCGCTGCCCTCGATGCAGCTCTCTGGAGTTCGTGCAAACGGTGCTGGGCGCCGAGATGAAGAACGGCAGGATTTCAGGCGGGCGCAAAGAGCTCGCCTGCCTGCACTGCATGCTGAAGGGCGAGAGAGTCATCGTCCGCTGAATACCCAGGCCTGCCACCGCGCAGGCCTTCCTATTTCTAAGCCGCCCACTGAGGCGGCTTTTGCATTTCTGGGCCTCGCAAAGCGGGGCCTTTTCATTGGGCTAGGCCCTCAATTAAATGCCCAAGGGGCTAAACCATGTTCACTCGAAAGCACCTGATCCGTTTTTACTCGTCTCCTGCTGACGATGGTTCTGGCAATGGCGGTGGTGGCGGCGGCAATGCCAATCCCATCCCGCCAGAAGTCCAGGCGCTCATCGATCAGGCTGTGGAGAAAACCACGGCCGGCCTCAAGGCCAAGAACGGTGAATTGCTCGGCAAGCTCAAGGAGTCTGGCGATCAACTCAAGCGGTTCGAAGGCATCGACCCCGATGCAGTAAGCGCCATGCTGAAGCGCTTCGCAGACGACGAGGAAGCGGGCCTCATCAAGGCCGGCAAGTTCGATGACGTTCTGAACAAGCGCACCGAGCGCTTGCGCGGCGACTTTGAAAAGAAGTTGGGCGCAGAGGCCGAGCGAGCCACGAAGGCGGAAGCGAAGGCGGCAAAGCTGGCCGATCGCACTCTGGCCGGCACGCTGCGTGATGCAGCCATCAAGATGGGCGCTCTGCCCGAAGCGATGGAAGACATTGTGCTGCGCGCTCGCGGCCTCTGGACGCTGAACGAGGACGGTGATGCTGTCGCTGTTGATGGCGACGGTGAAGTGATCTTGGGCAAGGACGGCAAAACGCCTCTGACGCCCTCCGAGTGGGCCGAGTCCCTTCGTGAAGCCGCGCCGCACCTGTGGCCGCGCGCTCAAGGCGCTGGAGCTCAGGGCTCCGGTCGCGGCTCTGCCTCGCAACCTGCTGGCGATTTTGGCGGCTCCAAGTCGGAGCGCCAGGCGGCCATCAAGTCACGTTTCAAACTTCCAAGCTGAAAGGCTAAATCATGTCTCTCTCGCAAATGCAAGTCTTCAATGACTTCATCATGCCCGCCACCATCGAGACTCTGGCTCAGATGGTCAACAAGTTCAACGAAGCATCGGCCGGCTCCATCCGCCTGACCACCGATGGCTTCAGCGGCGACTTCCTGCAAGAGTCGTTCTTCGCTGCCATCCACTCGGCCCAGCGGCGCGTCGATCGCTACGCCGCCAACGGCACGCCTTCGGTGACGGACCTGTCTCAACTCAAGATGAGCTCGGTGAAGATCGCGGGCGGCTTCGGACCGATCCGCTTCGAGCCGGCGCAGCTGACCTGGCTGAACAAGCCCACTGCCGAAGGCATCGAAGTGGCCTCGCGCAACTTCGCCGAGGCCATGCTGCGCGATCAGCTGAACACCGCGATTGCCTCGCTGGTCGCGGCCATCGAGAACCAGTCGGCCGCCAAGAATGATGTCAGCGGCAGCGGTGGCATCAACTACGGCGTGCTGAACGGCGCTCACGCCAAGTTTGGCGACCGCTCGGGCGAGATCGTGGCCAACGTGATGACGGGTGAGGTCTATCACAAGCTGATCGGCCAGAACATCACCAACACCGCCAAGCTGTTCCTGGCGCAGGGCGTCACCATCGTAGACATTCTCGGCAAGTCCGTGATCGTCACCGATGCGCCTGCCCTGTACCTGGCCGGCACGCCCAACAAGCAGAAGGTGCTCGGCCTGTCTGCTGGTGCGGCCACGGTGTTCGATGGTGGTGATGTGATCTCCAACATCCAGACCAACAACGGCAAGGACCGCATCGAAACCACGATGCAGGTTGACTACACATTCTCGTTGGGTCTGAAGGGCTACACCTGGGACGAGACCAACGGCGGCAAGTCGCCGACCGACGCCGAACTGGCGACCGGCTCGAACTGGGACAAGGTGGCCACCGACATCAAGCAGACCGCTGGTGTCATTGCCATCGGTGACGCCGCTCTGAACTGATCTGACGGCTGACCAAGGCGGGGCTTTGGCCCCGCTTTTAACTGGATAACCACATGAGCCACAAACACCCCGTCTGGTACGAACCGCACCCTTGCACACCTGAACGCAAGGCCGAGATTCGCGCGCTGGGCTTCGTCATTGTTGATGAGCGCTTCAAGCCCGATGGCTACGAGAACCCCAAGCAAGCCGCCGAGCAGGCCACGCAGGACGATGCCGACCCCGCACAGGACCACGCCGCCGAGCCTGCCCGCCGAGGCCGCAAGCCCAAGCAAGGCGCCGAGCAGGCCTGAACTAGAACACGAAGGACCGACACATGCCGACCATCTCTCAAGGCTCAGAAGTCATACTGAGCCTGGGCGCCACTGACGCCTATCAAGTCACCGTCAAGAGTGGTGGCGAAGCCTACGTCGATCTGCTTTCTGGTGCGCCCGGGTCGCCGTACAGCTCGCCTCGGATGAATGGAAAAACCGTTCTTTCGAAGGTGTTCGGGCCTTACGGAACCGCGGCAAAAATCAAGGTGCGCGCAACTTCGGGGAGCGTTACCTACGAGAGCTATTCACCAGAGGCACCCATCACCGGGACCGCTGCTGCCCAGGCGGCTTTCACATCCCTGGTGTCAGGGGCTGGGATTCCGACCGGGTTCCTGGCTAAGGCGCATGGCCTACAAATTGATTTCACTTTGCCTGGCTCGTTGTCGCTCGTTACGTGGACCGGCGCCACTGGCACGCTGACGCTAACCCGCGAGGTGACGCTTGATGGTCGCCCAACGCTGCGGGTTGATCTGCCTGCAGCCTGCACCCGCGTGGAGTTGGGCGTTACGGCCGGCTTCAGTGTCCCTGCGGGTTGGGATGTGGGGGTGGCTAGAACCATGGGCTGCCCGGTCTATGTTGTTGACCGCACGCCATTTGGCGTGATGCAGCTCTACGTCGGTGACTCGACGTACACCAACTTCGACCTGTTGACCACCGACATCCCGACCAATGAGCAGTGGAACGGCTGGCACGTCCTGCGCTACCGCGACACTGCGCCGGGCGAGAGCAATCCGAGTAAAACCGGCCCGGTTACGCAAGCCAACGTCAGCCAAGGCAAGATCCGTATCAACAAGAGCGCCGGGACCGCTGGCACTGTCTATCTGTCGTGGATGGGAACCATGCCGATCGAATCGGCAAAAGTGCTCTGGACTGCAGATGACGGCTATGACGAGTGGTACTCGTGGCTGATGCCGACCGCCAGCGGCTACAACATCCCGTTCGCACTGGGATTTGACCGCTACTACGTTTCCACATCGCAGCCCAATTTCATGACAGAGGCGCAGGTGCGCTTGATGGCTGCTGACACGACAGGCCTTTTCGAGATGTACCCGCACGGCACAAACAACATTGGGAACACGGATGTTGGGGCGGCGGCCTATCTGGCAAACGACGATGCGACCTGGGCATGGCTGCAGAGCCTTGGCGTGAAGAATGCGCGCACCTATCACCCCTACGTGAAAGGTCAGTTCGACGAGACAACGGTAGCTGGGATGAAAGCGCGTGGCGTCAGCCTATGCCGCACGGTGGCTGGCGCTGTCTCGCCTGGCCGTACCTTTAAGCCGAGCATTGCAAACACTCAGCAAGCAGACTCGAACCTGCGTATGCCAATCGGCCTGTCGTTGGAATCTGGCGTCACTCTGGCGACTGCAAAGGCAGCCATCGACACCGCGATTAGCACTGGCAGCACTCTGATCATCATGTCGCACGAATTCGTCACTAGCGGCGTGACCGGCCTGCAATGGCTGCAGAGCGACACCGCTGCGCTGATGGAATACGCAGCAGCTAAGGAACGGTCTGGATTGCTGCAAAACATCAAGGCCAGCCAGCTGGCTGCGCAGATTGTGCAGCCGGCCTAAAAGTCGCGGTAGTTCGGAATGTCTTCAGGTCGATTTATCTTGACCACGCGTGCAGGCATCCCGACTGCCACCCCATACGGGGGTACATCGGACATGACAACTGCATTAGCACCGACGCTGGCGAACTCGCCAATCGTGATCGGCCCAAGCACCTTGGCACCACTACCGATCATCGCCCCGCGTTCGATGGTGGGGGCTCCTTCAATTCCGGATCGTCCGCCAATGGTGACACCTGTACCGATGACGGCTTGTGATCGGATAACAGCCCGCCGGTTGATGACAGTGCCGAGTCCCTCATACGACAGCAGCACATCCGGGGCGATGTCGGACTGCGGCGGAAGCACGGTGGCAAACACGATGCGGTTGATCGTTTTCAAGGCCCACGGCAGCGCCGGAATACGGCGCAGATGCAGCCAGCGGGCCGCACGATAAATGCGAACGGAAATCATGAAACTTCTCCCTTTGGACCGTTATGTTATCAGTGGCAAGTCAGCGTCCTCGTCGAGCTGATTCCCATCCCCTGCCGGTGCACATCGGATCGATCCAATACGCCCACCTCGGTGGGCTTTTTTACGCCTATTGAAAGCCAAGCATGGCCCTGATCACTGAAGATGGAACAGGCCGCTCTGACGCCGAGTCCTACGCCAGTGTGAGCACGGCAGACGCCTATCACGCAGCGCGTGGAACGGATGCATGGGCGGCACTCAGTACGCCCGTCAAAGAGGCGAGCTTGCGCAAGGCCACGGACTACATGCTCCAAGCCTACCGCGGCGCATGGAAAGGCGACCGCATGCTGAGCACACAAGCGCTTGATTGGCCTCGCTACGGCGTGACCGTCGATCGATTCCCGGTGCTGACAACCATCGTGCCGCCTGAAGTGGTCAAGGCCTGCTGCGAGCTCGCATTCAAGGCGGCATCTGGCGATCTGCTGGCCGACCAAGGCCCGCAAGTCATCTCCGAGAAGGTTGGACCTATCGATGTGCAGTACCAAGCAGGCGGGCGCCAGGCGATCAAGTACGCGTCTGTGGACGCCATGCTCTCTGCGCTGCTGGGCGGCTCTGGCATTCGCGTGGTGCGTGCCTGATGGACTACGCCGCGCTTGCTTCTCGCGCCGGGGCTCTGCTTGCCAAGTACGGGCAGGGCATGGTGCTTGCTCGCACAACCAAGGGCGCCCGAGACATCAGCACCGGCACGCCGGCAGCTGGATCGACTGAGACATGGACTGGCTCTGGTATTGAGATCGAGTTCGACAACCGATCGATCGACGGAACGATGGTGAAGGTGGGCGACAAGCGCATTCTGCTGAGCGCTCCCAGCGTGGCCCAGCCCAAGAGCGGCGACACCCTGACCTATGCCGGCGAGACCTGGCGGGTTGAGCAGGCCAAGATCATCAAGCCCGGCACCGTAGCGGTGCTGTATGACGTACAGGTGCGGAAGTGAACGACACCCTGACCGTACAGCTGCGAGCCTTTGCAGAGAAGGCCGGGTTGAACATCCAGACCGTTACACGCGTGGCCATGCTGAACATGACCTCGCGCATCGTGCTGGAGTCGCCCGTGGGAAACCCGGACCTGTGGAAGTCCAACAGTCACCGCGAGTTTTCCCGCAAGAACTACAACGCCCTGGCAGCCCTGAAGAACAACGCCACGCTGGAGAGCCCGGCCAGCTACACCAAGGGCGGCAAGCTCAAGGCCAAGCTGGTCAAGGAACTGAGCGGCAAGCAGCTGCGCAAGACCTTTCCGAACGTGACCGGCAAGGGCTACGTGGGTGGACGGTTCCGCGCCAATTGGGTGGCCGGCATCAACGCGCCGAACAAGACCACGACCGAGAGCACGAACGCGCAAGACAGCTGGGGCGAGGTGGAGAAGCTCAAGACGGTGCAGCTGGGCGGTGTTCTGTACTTCACAAATTCGCTTCCCTATTCGAGGAAGCTGGAATACGGACATTCCAAGCAAGCCCCGGCCGGCGTGGTGCGCCTGAACGTGCAGCGCTTCCAGCAGGACATCCAGGCCGCGATTGACGAGGTGAACAAATGAGCATCACCCTCATCGCCGCGGCCTTGGAGCGCAAGTCCGCAGCTATCGCCTCGCCCCTGGCCACTGCCTACGAGAACGAGGATTTCACGCCTACCGATGGCGTGCCGTACCAGCGCGAAAACCTGCTGCCGAATGTTCCGATCGACCATGCGCTGACCGCTGATGTCGTGGAGTGGCAGGGCTTGTTTCAGGTGATGGTCTGCTATCCGCTCGGCGAGGGCCGAGGGTCCGCGCAAGCCAAGGCCCAGGCCATTGCTGACCACTTCGCACCGGCTCAAACGCTGATCGAGGGAAGCATCAAGGTCTACATCAACAGCACGCCACGCATCGGCGCCGGCCTCATTGACGAGGGGCGATGGTGCATCCCTGTGACCATCAGTTGGTCCGCGTTCAAGACATAGGCCAGTAGGCCTCACAACAAAGCCGCCCAGGCAACTGAGGCGGCTTTTCTTTTGATCATATGAATTGCAACAAGATCACAGCAAGCGAACTAAGGGCAGTTGTTTCGTACGACCCTGAATCAGGAATATTCATCAGAAGCGGTCCGTCGAAGCCAAACTCTAAATCCGGATCACGTGTTGATGTGATTTGCACCACTGGCCTCCTTGCTGGCTATCGCAGAGTGAAGATAGACGGGGTTCGCTACATGGCCCACCGTCTGGCTTGGCTGTACGTATATGGAGAGTTTCCAGCCGGAACTATTGACCACATCAATGGATGCCATGGGGACAACAGGATCTCAAACCTTCGCGACGTCCCGCACGGCGTGAACATGCAGAACAGGCGTACGCACTACAAGAACAGCCAAACGGGAGTTCTTGGCGTTCACCGCGACAAGGGGAGATTTCGGGCGTCCATATCGCATCAAGGCAAGACCGTGCACCTTGGTAGTTATCTGACGATAGATGAGGCGCAAAGCGTCTATGTGGCAGCCAAGCGAAGACTGCATGAAGGCTGCACGATTTAAGTCACAGCATTGAATTAGCCCGCCTCGCGCGGGCTTTTTCATTTCTTGCCCGTTCCGGGCGCAAACCTCAACCCGCTCAGGCGGGTTTTTTCATTTCTGAAAGGCCCACCATGGCACAAGTACCGACCGGGACGACGTTCTATCTCGTCTCTGCGTTCGCATCTCCCAAGACCACCACCATCGTCACGAACGCCACCGAAGCTGTCGTTACCTCGGCGGCTCACGGCTACGCCAATGGCGACTTCGTTCTGGTCTCGTCGGGATGGGGTCGCCTGAACAATCGCGCCTTCCGCATCAAGAGCGTGACCACCGATACCTTCGTTCTGGAGGGCATGGACACCAGCTCCACCACTTACTTCCCGGCCGGCAGCGGCGTGGGCACGGTGAGCAAGTTCACCACGCTGGCCCAACTGACCCAGGTTCTGGCCATCAACTCCAGCGGCGGCGATCCGATCAACGTCGAATACAAGTACTTGGAGAGCGACGTCAAGTACTCGATGAATGACGGCTTCTCGGCCACGAATTCCTCGCTGGATCTGGACGCAGACGCCATCGGCACGGCGGGCTACACCGCAGCCAAGTCGCTGACCACTGTCCAAACCGTGACGGTCATGAAGACTGTGACGCGCAGCGGCTCGATCATCCTGCAACCCTGCACTGTGGCGCTGAATGAGAGCGTGAAGATGCAGGACGGCCAGATCAATCGCATCACCGTCGCCTTCAACGGTCAGAACGTCCTGACCCGTTACGCCTTCTGATCCCCCGGGCCTCTCGGCCCATCCCTGAGCACCGACCTGAGCCGGGTTCTTCTCTTCGCGGGGAAGGCCCGGCCAGGCACGGGCGTTTTCACTTCACCCGCGAAAGATCAACACCACCATGGCAAAGCTCAAGCTCACCGTCTCCCCGACCTTCAAGGCCACCGTTCTGATCCCTGTTCCCGGCGCCAAGCCTTCCCCCGTCGAATTCGTTTTCAAGGGCCGCAGCAAAGACGGCTTCAAGGACTTCATGGAAAGCGTGGAGGGAAAGGATGATGTGGCTCTCGTCCTCGAAATGGCCAGCGGCTGGGATCTTGATGACCCGTTCGGCGAAGAGACCGTGACCCAGCTCCTGCAGAGCTACATCGGCGCTGCCCGCGCCATCCTCGACACCTACATGCGCGAGCAGACCGGGGCACGCCTGGGAAACTGACCGCCATCGTCCAAGCCCTGTACAGCAAGGGCGAGGACGAGAAAGAGCTTGCCGCCTTCGGCTTCCGCCTGGAGGACTTTGAAGGCAGCGACGAGATCGAGATATGGCCGGACTGCTTGCCGGCCTACGAGTTCTTCTGCGAGTTCTGCATGACGCAATGGCGCGTCGGCATGAATGGCCCCACCGGTCTGGATCACGCCTCGGTGCTCGCTGACCTCAAGACGCTATGCCTGCCTCACAAAGAGGCTTCCTCGCTGTACGAGGACATCAGGCACATGGAGCGCGTTGCCCTCAAGGTGATGCGCGAGCAGCAGCACGAAAACAAGTGAGGCCTTCGGGCTAATTAAGCCGACACAGATCGGCGCAAACCAGCTCGCCGAGTGCGGGCTTTTTCACACCTGAAAGGCAAACATGATCATTGATTCCCAAGACCTGACAGTGTTCATTGCCAAGCAAGGCGATGAGCTTGTGACCGACTCGCGGGCTGTCGCTGTCGCTTTCGGAAAGAAGCACAAAGACGTTCTGCGGGTGATCGACAGAATGCGTCTCAGCAGCAGGCAAATCATTGCCGCGCACGCTGAGCGCAGTTTTGCGCCCAGCTCCTATGTGGATGTAAGCGGCCGATCTTTGCCGCTATACCAAATGACAGCAAAGGGCTTGTCTGAACTGGCGATGGGCTTCAACGGCGACGACGCACGCGAGGTGCGCATTCGGTTCCTCAATGCGTTCGATGTCGTTTCGCAGCGGCTTGTTTCGGCTGAGAGATCGCTGATTGAGTTGCTGCACCAGCACGACCGCCGCTCTGCCATATCGGAGACCAAGGGCCTCATTGGCTCCAGGCTCATGAACGAGAGAAAGAAGGAAAAGTCCGCCTTGATGGATGAATTCGGCCGGCTTCAGGCAATTGCCCAGCCTTCTCTTCTGAACTGATTTCCCGCTGCCTTTCGGGGTGCCCGCTTCGGCGGGCTTTTTTACATCTTGGCTCGCTTCGGCGGGCCTTTTGCATTCAAGGCCGCCATGTCAGCTGATGACATCATCACAACCGGCGTAGCGATCGACACCACCGGGATTGACAAGGGTATCGAGCGCCTGGACGCGCTTGCTGCTACTGGCCCGAAGGTGGACAAGTCGCTGCAGTCGGTGGAGCAATCTGCGGCCAAGACGGGCAAGAGCCTGGCCACGCTTGGGCAAGGCTCGGGTGCTGGGCTGCAGGATGCCGCGCAGAAGGTAGACCAGTCCTCGCGCACCATCAGCCAGAGCATGCAGCGCACGGCGGATGCTGCCACTGCGAGCGACAAGGCGCACAAGGATGCCTCAAAGTCCATCGATGGTATCGGCGTGTCTGCCGCCCAGACGGCTGCGGCGATGCGTCAGCTGCCGGCGCAGTTCTCGGACATCGTTACCAGCATCCAGGGTGGGCAGCGCCCGCTCTCGGTGTTCCTGCAGCAGGGCAGCCAGATCAAAGATTCCTTCGGTGGCGCTGGCGAGGCTGCAAAGGCCATGGCCGGCTATATCGGCGGCCTGCTGAGCCCGTTCTCCATTGCCACTGCTGCGGCTGCCGGCCTCACGCTGGCCTACTACAAGGGCTCGCAAGAAGCCCAAGAATTCCGCAAGACCCTGATCCTCACCGGAAACGCTGCCGGCGTGACCGCAAGCCAGCTCATGGATATGAGCGCAGCGATCAAGGCCATGGGAGGCGGCACACAAGGCAGGGCGGCTGAGATCCTTAACCAGATGGCAGCCTCGGGCCTGATTGGTGCCGAGAACCTTGCAAAGTTCACCGATGCTGCTCTGCGCCTGGAAAAGGTGGGCGGCCCTGCTGCCGAGGAAACCCGCGCCGCGTTTGAGTCGCTAGGGCGCGCCCCGGCATCCGCTGCGGCCAAGCTCAACGAGAGCACCAACTTCCTCACTCGCTCGCTCTATGAGCAGATCAAGGCACTGGAAGATCAGGGCAAGACGGTAGACGCCGCCCGGGTGGCGCAAGAGGCCTATGCCGATGTGCTGAACCAGCGCAGCCCGCAACTGCTGCAGAACCTGGGGTACATCGAGCGCGCATGGCTGGCCGTGAAGGATGCAGTGAAGGGAACTGGTGACGCTCTGGTTGGCATCGGACGGCCTTCTGACACGCTTGGGGATCAGATAAAAGCACTGCGCGCCCGCATTGAGTCAAACAACTTTGATGCGTCACAGGGTGGCCAAACGTCCGTAGAGGCGGCCGAAAAAGGCAATGCCATTCTTGTTCAACGCCTTCGGTTGCTGGAGCAGGGCGCCAAGTACGAGCAGTTGAATGCCTACTACGCGGGCGAATCGGCCGACAAGACCAAGGCTGGCAACAAGTGGGAAGACGAGAAAAACAAGTACCTGACAAATCAGGAGTCTCTGAAGGCGGCCATTGTCAAACTGCAAAACGAGGGGCTCGCCGCAGGAATATCGCAGCTCGACATTGAGAAGCGCATTGCGATCGTCAAGCAGCAGTACGACATTGGCGCTCCACAGGAAGAAGTAAAGCGCCGAGAGAACGCGCAGCTCGAAAGCACGAAGCGCCAGCTGATCGAGTTGAACGCCCTGCGTGCAACCGGCTTCATCAATGAGCGGGAGTTCATCGAGAAAAGCAATGCGCTCACAGTAAAGGATCTGGAGATCAAGCGGGCGGCAACGGTGCAGGAGCTTGCACTTTCTGCCAAGCGGATCAACTCTGAAAAGGAGCAGCAAGCACTCAAGACACAAGTGCTTCAGCTTGATGAGCAGATCAAGACGGCGCGTCTTGCTGGCGACAAGGATCTTCAGGTCTATCTTGCGAAGCGCAAGCTGGCCATTGATGCGGAGCTAGGTGCGCAGAAGGAGATCGGAAAGACCGAAGTTGCCATGGCGCGCGTCCGCGACATGCTGGCATCGAATGCCGCAGATGCAGCTGTTCGTTCCTACACCCAGGCCATTCAGGAGCAGAACGACCAGACGCAGTTTGAACTAACCCTCCTTGGTAAGACTCAGGAGGCGCGCGACATTGAAATCGAGCAGTACAAGATACGGCTTGATCTTCAGAAGCAGATTCAAGCCGTTGACGATCCAAACAACGGATACGACCAAGCGCAGCGAGACCAGAAGAAAGCTGAGCTTGAGGCAGCTGCTGCCATCGCCAGGGCCAATGCCATCAATCGATCGTTCCTGAACGAATGGCAGCGCACCGCCGACAAGATCGGCGACACCCTCACCGATGCCCTCATGCGCGGCTTCGAGAGCGGCAAGGGCTTCATCAAGAACCTTCGCGATGCGATGGTGAACACGTTCAAGACGACCGTGCTTCAACCCGTCATCAAAGCCATCGTGTCGCCCGTTGCAAACATCGTCAGCGGGGCTTTGTCTGGCATTGGCGGGTCCATTGCATCGAGCCTTGGGCTCGGCGCGCTGTTTGGCGCCGGCTCTGCTGCTGCTTCTGGCGTACTGGGTGCTGGCGTGGCTGGCGCTGCTGCGGGTGGCGGCTTGTTCTCGCTGGGACTGCAAGGCTCGCTCGCTGGCTTCGGTGAGTTGGGCATTTTGGGTGGAGCATCAAGCGCGCTGACCTCGGCAGGCTCGCTGCTCAGCGCGGGCAGCTTCACGGGTGCGCTCGGCGCAGCCCTGCCGGTGCTTGGCCCGCTGGCCCTGGGCGCCTTCCTGCTCAAGGACGCTTTCAACGGCGGCGCCGGCACCCCTCACCGTGGCGCCCAGTACATCTCGGACGGCACGAATGGCTACGTGCCTGCCGGCCTGGTCGTCGGTGACATGGCCTACGGTGATTCGGTCTATAAAAACCGCAGCCAGGAGGTTGAGGACGCCCTCAAGGCTCTGACGGGCGGCTCTGCCCTGGTGCTGAACAACTTCGCCAAGAACTTCGGCAAGACCGCCGACTTCAAGGTCGGGGCCTACTTCGCTTCGGACAACCACGATCCTTCGCAGGGCAACATCACGGTCTTCCATGGCGACAACGCCATCCAGAAGACCAGCTCGCAGGGCTACGACAAAGACCCGACCAAGGGCTACCAGCAGTTCACGGCAGACCTGGCCAAGCAAGTCCGCACGGCCATGGAAAGCATTGGCATCCCCGATTGGGCCAAGGGCATGCTCGACAAGCTGGGCGAGGCCCCGGCGATTGAAGATCTGGCCAAGACGGTTGACGCCATCAACCTGACACAGACCGCACTGCTGAGCCTGGGCAAGACCATGCCTCAGCTTGCCGGCCTGACGGATTCGGCCGTGACCGCGCTGCTCGGCGCCTTCAACGGCATCCAGGGTTTGAGTGATGCAGCCAATTCCTACTACGCCAACTTCTACACCGACGCCGAGCGCTCGGCCAACGTCACACGCAGCCTGACGGAAGAGCTTGGCAAGTTGGGTTTCTCGCTGCCAACCACCCGCGAGGGATTCCGCGCATTGGTGGAGGCGCAAGACCTCACCACCGAGGCGGGGCAGAAGGCCTATGCAGCGCTGCTGCAGCTCTCGCCGGCATTCGCGTCGGTGGTGGAGGCGACCAAGACGCTGAGCGAGGTTGCCCAACAGGCCGCCGACCAACTCTCCGACGCTGGCCGCAAGGTGCTGGAGGAACTGGCTCAGCAGCAAGGCTCCCTCATGGTGGAGTTGCTCAAGGCCCAAGGCAAGGCCGGCGAAGCCGCAGCCCTGGAGCGCAGCCAATACCTTGCGAAGGCAACCCAAGGCCTCACCGATGCAGACCGTGCCGCCATTGCTGCGGCCTACGATCTGAACAAGGCCCTGCAGGATCAGATCGAAGCCACGAACGCAGCCGCGCAAGCAGCGCAGCAAGTAGCCTCGCAGCGATACGACCTCGAAAGCCAGCTCCTGCAACTGCAGGGCAACACCGCAGAACTACGCCGCCGTGAACTGGAAGCGCTGGACCCGAGCAATCGCGCCCTGCTTGAGAACATCTACGCCCTGCAAGACCAGCAGAGCGCAGCGCAGCAAGCGGCACAGGCCCTGCAGCGTGTGTCTGATGTGATGGCAGGTCTTGGCAATGCCCGCTTCGACCTCGAAAACCAGCTTCTGGGCCTGCAGGGCAACACCGCCGAGGTGCTGAAGCGCACCCGAGAAAATGACCTGGCCGAGCTCACCAAGGGCCTCAGCGCCGACGAAGCAGCCAAGGTCATTGCGGCCTACGACTACAACGCCAGCCTGAAGCAGCAGATCGAGGCATTCCAGGCTGCCCAGCAAGCCGCCGCAGAGTCGGCCCGCCAGGCGGAACAAGCCGCGCAAGCCGCCTCCCAGCTGAAGCAAGCGTGGCAGTCGGTTACTGATTCGATTTTCGATGAGGTGCAGCGCATCCGCGACCTGATCGGCGGCAACACGGCTGACAACTTCGCCCAGGTGCAGGCACGGTTTGCCATCACCACCGCACAAGCCAGGGCCGGCGACCAAGACGCAGCCAAGTTGCTACCGAGCCTGGCGCAGACGATGCTAAGCCTGGCCGAGTCGCAAGCCACCAGCTTGTTTGAGTTGCAGCGCATTCGTGCGCAAGCAGCCGGCAGCCTGGAAAGCACAGGCAACACGCTGGCCGGCCGCTTCGGCCTCACGCTGCCCAAGTTCGCCGCGGGCACCAACTACGTGCCCGAGGACATGGTGGCCGTGATCCATCAAGGCGAGGCCATCATCCCGCGCGCCTTCAACCCGATGGCAGGCGGCGCTTCAGCAAACGCCGAACTCCTGGCCGAGCTTCGCGCCCTGCGTCAGGAGACCCGCGAGAACGCCCGATCGATTGCGAACCTGCAACTGCGCGGCGTCCAAGTTCTTGAACAGTGGGACGGCGAAGGCATGCCGGCAGTGCGCACATGACACAACCTCTCATCGTCGTGAAGCCGGTCCCCGTGACGGCGTTTGTCTCTTCCGATGTGCCCGAGGTGGCGCCGGATGCTTACAACGGCGGGACCACCTATGCCATCGGCAATCAGGTGAGTGTGGCCGGAGCGCTTGGCCTGCAGACGGTGTACGAGTCGCTTCAGAACTCCAACACTGGCCACACGCCCGCCTCAAGCCCAACGTGGTGGAAGAGCATGGGCACGGTGTACCAGGCCTACAGCGGCGGCGCGACTTATGGCCTTGGCGAGCGCGTGCAAGACAACTCCGCACATGTGATCTATGAATCGGCCGTGGCCGGCAACACTGGCAACCCGCTTTCAGACGTTACCAAGTGGGTGCGCGTCAGCAAGACCAACCTCTACAAGGCCTTCGACACCGCCAACAGCAGCGCCACCACGAAGCCCAATTCGATGAGCTTCCGCTTCACGCCGGGGCAGGGCGTGGGCGCATTGGGTGTGCTCAACATCCAGAACGCCACCAGCATGCGGCGCCGGGTGATTGATCCGACCTATGGCACGGTGCACGACCAGACCACGGACCTTTCGGCGCTGCCGGCCTCGTCGGACTGGTGGGCATGGGCCTTTGGCGTCAAGTCCTCGCCATCGCTGAGCGTTGCCACCGACTTGCCGGCCGTCTACATCAATGCCGACATTCAGCTCGACTTCACGGGCGGCGCGGATCTGGCCATCGGAACCATCATCGTCGGCCCGATTCGGCAAGTGGGCATCGCGGCGCAGTCTGGTGTGCGCCTGAGCTTCAAGGACTACTCGAAGCAGAACGAGAACGCCTTCGGCGACTTGGAGCTAGTGGAAGGCAACTACTCCAAGCTGCTCACCTTCCAAGTGCCGATGCTTTCCTCCGAGGTTGACCAAACATTCGACCTTATCGCCTCCCTGCGCGCCACGCCCTGCTTGTGGATTGGCTCGCAGAAATACCGCTCCACGGTCGTCTATGGCATCTGCGCAGCGCCTGAGATCGTCATCCAGGGCGAGCGCATCACTGACACATCCATTCAACTCCGAGGGCTCACATGAGCATCACAACGGTATTTGATCCGCCATTGGCTGGGGACTCGCAAAGCGTCTTCAACACCAAGGCCTTCGACACATTCTCCAAGCTCAACACCTGGGCCGGCGAAGCCAATGCGGTACAGGTGGCCATCAATGTGCTGGCAAGTGCAGCAGCGGCCAGCCAGACGGCAGCAGCCACCAGCGAGACGAATGCGAGCGCGTTTGCATCGGCGGCAGCCGCCAGCGCCATTGCATCCGCCAATTCAGCCGGCGCGGCCATGTGGGTGAGCGGCACCTACAGCGCAGGCGCAGCGGCTCGCAGCCCTTCGAATCTGCGCGTCTACATCAACAAGACCACCGGCATCCGCACCACAGACCCGGCAGGCGATCCGACGAATTGGGTTGATGCGGTGTTCGGCGAGCGCATCCGCATTACCACGAACACGAATGCCGTGGTGGGCAAGCTCTACGAACTGGACAGCCGCGGCGGTTCGTTCAACGTCACCCTGCCGGCCAGCTACTCGGACAAGGACCGTATCGGCTTCGTGGACGTTGGCTGCGCGCTTTCTACCTACCCCGTCACCGTGGTTCGCAATGGCAACAACATCCGCCTGACGGGTGAAGACCTTGTGCTTGATCTCAGTTGCGACAGCCTGAGTCTGGTGGCCCAAACCTCACTTGGATGGATTGAAGAATGACCTCACGCTCTCAACTTGGCGGCGTAAGCCGTGTGACTTCGTTGCCTTGCGGGTTCAGCGGAAACGTTGGGGTTTCAGCGCAGATCTTTGGCCCAAAGATCGCAGTCACATCCGGTAATACGGGTTCGGCCGGAACACTCAACACATTGCTCAACGCCAGCGGATCAAAGTTCAGGCTCAATGCCTTGACGGTGACCACGAATGATGCCACCCCGCGTGATGTTCGAGTGAAGATCACCATCGATGGCGCCTCAGCTTTCGACTTCACGGTCAGCATTGCCGCAATCGAGCAGCGCGTAGCGGTTGGATCGGTTGTTAGCGGGACCACGCAGTCAATCATCTTCCAGCCCGTTGATGCACTGAGGTCACTCAAGATCGAATACAGCAGCAGCGTCGGATCGGAGACCGGCAAGCTCTCGTTTGCCTACAACTACGAGATACGCCAATGAGCGACTACATCACCGAGCAGATCGGCGGCGCAGTCGTCACGCGGCTGGCAATCCCTGCGCCTGTCGTTCCCATCGTGCCCGAGGTCTCCATGCGTCAGGCCAAGCTTGCGCTGCTGGCGGCCGGCAAGATCGGTGCCGTCGAATCGGCTATTGCCGCGCTCAGCGAACCCGACAAGTCCGCGGCTGAGATCGAATGGCAGAGCACCGGCACCGTGCGCCGAGACCATCCCACGGTCGCATTCATCGGCGCCGCTGCCAGCCTCTCTGAAGCCGAGATTGACGACCTGTTCGCGGCTGCCGCGCTGATCGTCTAGCCCGCCCAACTCCACACAAGCCCGCCGCGTGCGGGCTTTTCTTCGTCTGGAGACGCCATGCGCCGCCTGCTTTCCTTGCTCGTCCTTCCGCTTCTGTTGGCTGCTTGTGGTGGTGGCGGTGGCAGTGCTCCAGCCTTCATCCCGGAGGCGCACGCCGCCGAGCCGCCCAGCGCCTGCCCTGTTGGCGACGCCACTGCGCAACTGCAGGCCATGATCGACAGCGCCAAGGGGCAGCTGGAGCTGCCGGCCTGCGTGTTCAACGTGTCGGCACCAATCCTCATCAGCAAGCCTTTGCGTCTGGTCGGTGCCGGCGCGACGGTCACCGGAACCATCATCCGAAGTAGCGCCGATGAGGCGATGGTACTGGACCCAGCCGTCCGCGTGGCTGTAGCTGTGGGCGGGTGGAATCAGCGCGGCTACTGGGCTGGCGTCGAGAACCTACGCATTGAGCCGACTGTGAGCGGCGGCGGCAAGCATGCGCTGGTGTTGCGCGTTCGGCCTGGGTTCTTCATCTCAAGCTGGGCCGTGGACCGCGTGCACCTCGGCGACTTTGGCGAGCAAGGCCTGCTCCTTGAGAATCCAGGCGGGAACGGTGATGGAATCTTCACTGGCTCGGTGAGCCGCAGCTACATCGAGAACGGCATCAAGGGAACGCTGATCGGAGACTCGGTGTGGTTCTACCGCAATAGCGTCACCAACGGCCCGAGCCGTTTCAACAAAGCTGGCTTGGTGGGCTTCGACATCAGTCTGGTTCCTGGCGCTGCCGAAACCATCATCGAGCAGAACAACATCACCACGACTGGCGGATGTGTGCTGATCCGCAATGGCATTGGCATAGGTGTCCTGCACAACTGGTGCGAGACGGCCGGCGCTCCAGCAGATGGGCAGGGGCTGATCCAGCTCAATAGCTGCGAGGAATGCACCGTTCGAGACAACCGCGTCCAAACGATGGGCGGTGCCACGCCATATGCACTGGCCTTCAGCGGCGGCGGATTTTCAGTCATTGAATCCAACAAGCTCACCAGTGGCCAGCAGGGGCATATCGCCTTCTCAAATGGAGCGCACGACAACCTGCTTGCCGGCCTGAACAGGTTCGACAACACCCGCACCGGGAAGATCGCGGGCGCGTCTTCCGGCCTCATCTCCACCAACTGAAAGGCCCGACATGGCAGAACCCGCAACTTCTGGAGCCGCTGGCTTCGCAGGCTGGAAACTCATCGGCGGTGCTGCTGGCGTCGCTGCCGGTGGCGCCGGCCTGGCCGCCATTGTCGTGATGCTCATGACCCCGCCGCGCAGCCCGAGGGAGTGGGCGGTTGGCCTCATCAGCACCGTGGTCTGCTCCATCGGCTTGGGTTCCTGGCTGCTGCACTGGCTGGGTATGTCTGACCTTGCGGCATCCGGCCCTGCTGGCTTGGCCGTGCTGTTTGGACTGTGCTTTGCCTGCGGCCTTCCGGGTTGGGCGCTGGTGCGCGCTGCCTTCACTTGGATGATCAAGCGCGACGGCAAAGACCTGGGCGAGATCGCCAGCGATGCGGCCAACACCGTCCGCGATGTGATCAAGGGGCAGTGATGAAACTCACCCTCAAGCGCCTGGAGCTTTCGAGCCAATCCACGATAGGCCGACTCGCCATCGACGGCGAGGACCACTACTGGACCTTGGAGGATGTTGTTCGATACGGCCCCAAGGTGCCAGGCCAAACCGCCATACCAGCCGGCACCTATCGCGTGATCATCACGCCCAGCCCGCGATTCAAGCGCCCACTGCCTTTGCTGCTTGATGTGCCCGGATTCGATGGTGTTCGCATCCATCCGGGCAATACCGCCTCAGACACAGAGGGCTGCATCCTCGTCGGCATGGGCAAGTCGCCAGATCAGATCAGCCAGAGCCGCATCGCCTTTGATGCGCTGTTTGCCAAGATCGATGCCGCATGCTCTGCCGGCGAGTCGGTCTACATCACCATCAGCTGAAAGGCCGACCATGAAACGCTACCTGCTTGTCTCTGTTGCATCTGTTGTCTGGGCTTGCTCGCTGGCTGCGCTGGCCGCTGAGATCGGCCTCATCGATGAAGAAAAGGCCCTGTGCGAAAAACAGGGTGGGTGCTTGTTCACCTCGGCCGGCTTTGTGCGTGAGCGCCTGCAAGCGGCCTATGAGGCGGGCTTTCAGAAGGGCCGGGCCAAAGCCTGCGGGCTTGAGGCATGAGCTTGCTCTATCAGGCGCTGCTGTGCTTGGCACTGCTCGCCGGCTCATTCGGAGCTGGCTGGCTCAAATCCACCAGCTACCACGAAGCCAAGGCCGTCAAGGCGCAGCTAGCGCAAGAGCGCGCATCTCGCGTGCTCGAATCCCAGGCATCCCGCAACGTCATAAGGATCAGCGATGCACTCGAAGACAAGACACGCGCTCTTGCTGCTACTCGCCGCGATGTTGAGCAGCGCTTGCACGACGCTTCCGCCACCTATGCCGCTGCAAATACCGGCCCCGTCTGCCAGCCTGATGCGCCCCCAGTCGCCCGACTTCCTGACCAGACTATCCGCGATCTTGTCCAGCTTGCCGCAGACGCAAACGACACCGCAGCAAGGCTCACAGCCCTCCAGTCCTACGTCTCCGAAGTAGTCAAGCCGAAGGAATGACATGCAGCCCAAGACATGCGCCCACTGCCAGCATTACAGGCCCTCAGACGAGGAATCGGCAACCGGCGAATGTCGGCTGAATCCGCCCCAAATGCTCCACAGCGAAGAGGAGGGGCCTTACAGCATCTTCCCGCAAGTTGACTCCGAGGACTATTGCTCACGATGGGAGCTTGCCAAGTGATCGACCCAAAGCTACGCGAGTGGGCCACAGCCCGGCAGCTTGAGTACATCGAAGCAATCGAAGCTCACGGCTCTATCCGCAAGGCAGCAAAGGCCCTGGGCGTTGCCAAAGCGTCCATTGATTGCAGTATGGCGGGCCTCAAGAAACGCGCCGCACAATCCGGCTACAGCCCCACCCACGACATGACCAAGACCGTGCCGGACGGCTTCAAGGTCCGAGGCGTGTCCACCTACTACGACCAAGACGGCAAGGCGCGGGGGCAGTGGGTCAAGTCCACGGCGGATGAGCAGAGGCAGGCGGAATTGATGCGGGCGGCATTTCAGGCGATGTCGATCGAGCTTCCTCGAGTTCCGCCAGCTCGAGCACCGACCGTCACAGTCTCGAGCCTCTGCAACGTCTACACACTGACAGATTGCCACATGGGCATGCTGGCATGGCACAAAGAGGGCGGCTCTGATTGGGATGTGAACATCGCCGAGCGGACACTGACGGGCTGTTTTGAACACATGGTTTCGAGCGCACCAAAAGCTCGAGTCGGAGTTGTGGCCCAGCTTGGCGACTTTCTGCACTCTGACGGACTGACGCCAGTCACACCCTCGAGCGGGCATGTTTTGGACCAAGATGGGCGGTTCTCGAAAATCGTTTCAGCCACGATCCGTGTTCTACGCCGGGTAGTAGATTTCGCGCTCGAGCGGCACGAACAGGTTTTCGTACTGATGGCAGAAGGGAATCACGATATGGCCTCGAGCGTCTGGCTCCGCGCTATGTTCCGCGCCCTCTATGAGCTCGAGCCTCGAGTCACAGTAATTGACTCAGAGCTTCCCTATTACGTGCACCAGCACGGTGAAACCATGATCGGCTTCCATCATGGACACATGAAGAAGAACGACGATCTGCCGCTGTTGTTCGCTGCGCAATTCCCAAAGGTATGGGGATCGAGCGTCAAACGTTACTGCCACACCGGGCACCGCCACCACGCCGAGGAAAAAGAACACTCAGGCATGACGGTGATACAGCACCCGACGCTTTCTGCTCGAGATGCCTACGCTGCTCGAGGCGGATGGGTTGCTGAACGACAGGCCATAGCCATGACCTTTCATGAGCAGTTCGGGCTGGTGGCGCGCAACACAGTCACGCCTGAAATGCTCGAGATTGCATGATCGTCAACCTCCGCGACCCCGCCAGCATCCTAGCCTGGCACCGCATCAACCCCGAGCGACACGGCCCGCAGCTCAAAGCCATCGCTAGGGTGCATCCGCAGTTCAGGGATGCGATCAGGCAGGCGGCTCAGATGGCGAAAACCGAGCCTTTGCGGAAATGACGCGGGAGCGTATGCGGGAGCGGTGCCTTCTGATTTCTGGTGGTGCCCGGGGCCGGACTCGAACCGGCACACCTTGCGGCGGGGGATTTTGAGCCCCCTACCTGCATGGCCTGCACTCGAGGACCTGTCTAACGCCGGAGCGTCTTCCTGGGAAGGAAGCGCTGGATTAATGGCTCCGTGAATTAGACAAATCGACCGCTAACCCGCGCCAATCCTCATTTGCGGCGCTGCCTTCTAAGCAGCAGGTCGGGGGTTCGAGTCCCTCCGGGCAGGCCAAATACAAGGACTTCAGCGGTAGTGCCCACTAACACCTGTCTAAGAAACAGGGGGTTTGTCTAAGTTTAGCGCGACGGCTTGGCCCGCCTCGGCGCCTTTCCGTCAACATAGTGTTCGGTCATCTTGAGCGACTTGTGCCCCAGCAAGTCCCTGGCCGACTCGAGGCCGTCAGCGTCTCGAGCATCCATCCCGGCCCGCCCACGCAGGTCGTGGATGTTCAGATCCTCAATGCCTGCTCGAGCGCAGGCGCGAACCCAGGCGCTGCGGATACCCGAGTAGCGATAGCCGCGCCCGCTCTGCGTCTTGAGCACGTGGCCGATCTTGTCGCCTCGAGCGCACGCCTCAATGGCTGCGCGCAGGGCGGGGCTCCATTCGATCAGCAGCCGCTCGCCGGTCTTCTGCTGAATCACCACCACCCCTGCATCACCCACATCCTGCCAGCGCATCTTGATGACATCGCCGATCCGCTGCCCGGTGAGTAGCGCCAGATCGATCATCTGGACCAGGGCGGCGCCGTTGCGTGTAGCTTGCAGCGCGGCCTTCTTCAGCGCTGACACCTCGGCATCAGTCACCCACCGCTTGCGCTGCTCGAGCGTCTTTGCCGGCACGTTGTCGATGGGGTTGTGCCCCTCGCGTAGTCCCTCGAGCGCGGCAAACGCCAGCACCTGGCGCAGCATGGTGCGGTGCAGGTTGTAGGTGCGAGGGACGCTCGAGAAGTCCTTCAGGTACTTTGCGCAGACTGGCGTCGTGACCTGGGCCGGGCTGAACTCGGCGAAGGACTCGCCCATGATCTTGGCGATGCGCTCCTGATCCCGTGCTGTCTTCGGCGCCCAGCTCAAGCGCTTTTCGTCCAGCCAGCGCCCGATCACGGCCGGCATGCGGTCCTTGCTCGAGTCGGCGTCAACAAAGGCCGCCAGCGCCCGATACATGGCCGGCAGACCCTCTTTTTCCCCGCACAGTCGCTGCCACCTCCCGGCCAGCGTGACCAGGTAGTAGGCTGAATGCTTGAGGTAGACCCTTGGGGGAAGGCCTGACGATTTGCGGATCATGCGGCTCTGCGGAGTTTGGGGGTGCGAAGCTGGGGCTGGTCAATCTTCACCTCGAGGTCACGGCCAGCGCAGACGGCCTCAAAGTGTGTGCGCTCGAGCACAACTGCACCAGCAGCATTCCGGCGAGCCCTGTAGAAACCTTGCTTACGCAGGGCCTCGAGCTGTGCGCCTGGGTTGCGGTAGCCTGTCAGCTCTTGCAGTTCTTCCGCACTGAGTGTGAGGCTCATTCCATCCCCTCCCCAATATCAATCCGCACCAGCTTTTCAAGGTCGATCATGTGTGCTCCTTTCCGCGCCTTTTTATTCGGCGCCTTGTGCAAATCCCTTGTGCAACAGCCACTTAGCGCGGGTGTTATGCAGCAGGGTGGTGTTATGCGGCAGGGGGTGCGCCATAACTACAAGTTAGGCATCACGGACCCTTGCCAGTCCACTTTTCGTAGATGGCATACCTTCGCCGTGCTGTCTGCACCTTGGCCCTTCAACAGCGGCTCGCCCATGTGCGTCGGGCACTCGCGCTCGTGAATCTTGTTCATCGCGCTGCGGTACTCGCCTAGCGTGGTGTTCGCCTCGTCAAAGAATCGCGCCGATGGCGGGCACTCCAGCACCAGGCATTCCAAGTTCATCGCCAGCTTGTGCGCGAACTGCTTCGCTACCTCGTCCATGTCGTCGGCCATCGTGTCCTGCATCGGCATCGAAGCCGGGCGCCCTTCAAAGTGGGCCTTCATGGCGCGCATGGCATCCCGCACTTCGCGGCCGGGCTCTGCTTCGCGGTACTCCATCGCCAAGTGCAGGGCCTTCGTCACCCATGCGGTATGCAGTTCTTCGTCATAGTCCATCGACATGCCTCCAGTGATGCCTAACTGTCGGTTCAAGCGGAGCGCCCACGGCGGGTGGCAGTGTCGCGCTCCGGGTAGTGTTGCGGCGCCGTGGTCACCCGCTTAACCTAGCGTTAGGCAACACAAACAGCCCGCTCGGCAGGCATCGCATGCGTCATCTTCAGCGCACACACCCGCTTGATGAGCTTGCGCCTGGCCGCCGTGGCTGCGCTATCAGTCAGCACATCGCGGATCACCAGGCGCACCAAAGCATCGGCGTCGCGCTGCAAGTGGTCAAGCCTCTCTGTATCGCCGTCCAGCACCACAAGGCCCTGGCTGCGCAGTTGCTGTTGCAGCGGCGCAGAAAGCGCGCCAAAGTTCAGTTCTAGGTTCATTCTTCGCACTCCGGAAAAAGTGTTGCCTAACTGGTCGCTCAAGGCGACCTCCTACGGGCCTGCGGCCCTACGTCGGCGCCTTAGCTCCAACGTTATGCGTCCGCGCGCTGCTGCCGCGCAAAGCGCTCCAGCATCCGGGCTGCAATCGTGCTGTCGTCGCAGTTGTGCAGCGTGAATGTGGAGCCGTTTCGGCCTTCGACGCAGATCGCAAACGCGCGCTTGTCGGCCATCGCAGCGCGCAGGGCCGCGCAGATTTCCTCCAGGCCATTCAGCGCGTTATTCCAGCCCTTGTGGTGGCCGTCGCGGTAGGCGTGCTTCTCGCGGTCGCTGGTGGCTTCGGTCAGCCACATGCTGCACGTCTTGTCATACGCCGCCTGCTCGGGGTGGTCGGCATCGAATGGTTTGCTCATAGCAGGGTTCCTTCTCGTTTGTAGGGGTCAATGGCATAGGCCAGCGCCATGCGCAGGTCGCTTACCTTCTCGGCTTCATGGCCGTCGTCGGCTTCAATCGTCGCCAGCACATCGTCGCAATCGCGCAGCAGGCCAGCGAGTACGGCGTTTTCGTTGCGCAGTTCTTCAATCGTCGGTTCTCTCATCACCATCCTCTCGATTCGGTCAAAGACGCCTAACCCCTCGTTCGAGGAGAGGCCCAACGGCGTGTTGCTGTGTCTCGCTACTCATGCTTGGTCAGCGCCGTTGGCCCGCCTCAACTCGAACGTTATGCCGCAGGTCCACCAGGGCGGCCGCCAGCGCAGCGCGCTCATCGGCGGTCAGCAGGTAGTGGTCCCACGGGTCCAGTTCACGCGGCGTGCGCCATAACTACAAGTTAGGGCTCTCTTCGTCGGGCGGGCTGTAGTCCCACTTCGCAATCAGCGCCATCGCTTGCGGCGGCAGCGGGTTCGCCACCAGCTCGGCCCGCGCCCGCACCCAGCCTGCGCACAACTTGCCATCCAGCGGGCTGTGGCACAGAAACGGCCTTCCTTCGGCCGCAGCCTTCAGAAAGTCCATCTGCGTCTGCAAGCACCCGTTCGGCACGCTGCCAGGCTGGCATGCGCAGGTCTTGCACATCTCGTCGCGCAGTCCTGGGCCTTTCACGCCGTCGAGGCCCATTTCCGCCAGCCGGGCGCGGCCAAGCTCGGCCAGGCGTGCAGCGTTCTTGCCCATCGCGCGTCCCTCGGGTGTCACTCTGCCGTGTGTCATGCCCATGTCCTTTCGCTTCGACTGCCAGCCCTAACTGGTCGCTCAAACGGACGGGCCTACGGCCCGCCGTTTAACTTTGCGTTGTGCAGCACCATTGCTGCGTCGATTTCTGCGTCAACAACCGGCGCCGCTCGGGTGTCCCAGGCCCAGTCAGCGTCATGCTCGTCCCAGGCACAAATTGCCAATTCGCCGTGGCGCTGGTCTCTCAGCCAGCGGTAGCGCTCAGTCCATCTCATACAAACCGTGGTCCCGGCAAATGCTGTCTATGCCAGGGCGTGCGCGCCAGGTGAACATCGCGCCTTCATGCACGCCCCGCGTGTAGTAGTACGCCTGCCCCGGCAGGATGCGGCCTTTGTCAGCCTCGGCCGCGTCCAGCATCAGCAGTTGATCGGGCGTCAGGTCATGGCGGCCCATGCCGCAGTCGTGGAACAATTGCGTCGCGTCGCACCTGTAGTGCTTGCGTGCCTGCCGTAGTTCGTGTTTCAGTACCGTGCTTGTCATCACAAATCCCCTACTTCAACCAGCGCGCCTCCCCATGCCTGCCCGATAGGTATCGGCACCAGCTTTTCAAGGTCGATCATGCGTGTTCCCTCTTTCCTTCCATCTCTCCGCTCAGTTCTGGCGTATGCCAGTCCCCGAGCTTGTGCCTCAATTGGTCTAGGCTGGGCTCCTTTGCCACAGGCGGGGGAGGGAGGGGGCTCAGTCGCATGAAGTGCGTGTAGGGTGTGGTGTAGCTGGCTGCTCTGGCTGAGCTTGGGGGAGGCACGGCGACATGCTTGCGCACCATCGCAATCATTTCCTTGGCCTGATCTTCATACTTCAGCCAACGGTCGCCCCAAGGCTCGGGAATCGGACCACCTTCCCAAACGAGTTCGGTGCACGCCTCTTCTCCGCATTCGTTGGCGCAAAGCTCCCAGGCCAAAGGCATCCACTCTTCGGCGTCTTCCCACTTGCTTGCCGGTACCGCCTGGGCCTGCTGGGCGAGGGCTGCGGAGATTTCCCGCTCGGCTTCCCAATACGTCCGCGTGCGGCTGTAGTCATCGCCCAGCGCATCGCGCTTGATGGCAAGAAGCTCCTGCGTCATTTCAAGGCCGGTGCGCAGCGCCTGCGCCAGTTGTTCGGTGGCTGTGGTCATAGATCAATCCTCGCCGGAGCCGGAGCCGGAGCCGGAGCCGGAGCCGGAGCCGGAGCCGGAGCCGTCGCCATAGCCATAGCCGTAGCCGGAGCCGGAGCCGTAGCCGGAGCCGGAGCCGTAGCCGGAGCCGGAGCCGTAGCCGGAGCCGGAGCCGGAGCCGGAGCCGGAGCCGGAGCCGGAGCCGGAGCCGGAGCCGGAGCCGGAGCCGGAGCCGGAGCCGACGCCATAGCCGTAGCCGGCCCCGGAGACGGAGCCGTCGCCGAA